ATGGAAAAAGACATTGAACGATGGTTAGGAAATCAACTCAAAAAACTGGGGTGCATATATATGAAATTCGTGTCACCTGGAAATGATGGCGTGCCTGATCGGATTGTTATACTCCCCGGCGGTAGTGTCATCTTCGTTGAGTTAAAGTCCACACAAGGTAAGTTAATGGCTAACCAACGGGTTCAGATTTCACGGCTTCGTAAGCACGGCGCCATAGTATTTGTCCTAACCGGTAAGCTAGACGCTAAGTTATTTTTAGATGACATAGAAAGGGTAATTCATGGACTTTCATCCACATGAGTACCAAGAGATTGCCATTCAACGGATAATTGATCATTCGCACTATGGCCTCTTATTAGACATGGGCTTAGGGAAGACAATCTCCACGTTAATCGCAATAGAGAAACTTATGTATGATAGCTTCACTATCAAAAAAGTGTTACTTATTGCACCTAAGAAGGTAGCCGAATCTACCTGGGCGCAAGAAACACAAAAGTGGAGCGCTACAAGATGTCTGACAGTGGCCAAAGTATTGGGTTCCGAGAAAGAACGCATATATGCACTTAATAGTGAGTCCGACATTTATGTGATGAATCGCGAGAATGTGCAGTGGTTATACGACTACTATTTCGAAAAACCGAAAAAGAAATTCCCTTTTGACATGTTAGTGATCGATGAAAGTTCTTCATTTAAGAATCCACAGGCTAAACGGTTTAAGGCTATGCGTAAAATGAGACCTCTCTTTAAACGCATTGTCATTCTAACAGGCACGCCAGCACCGAATACCTTGATGGATATTTGGGCACAGATGTATTTACTAGATGGCGGGGACCGATTAGGTAAAACGCTTACCGAGTTCCGATGCCGCTACTTTACACCGGATAAAACAAATGGCCACGTCGTGTATAGCTACCGATTACTACCAGGCGCCGATAAGGCGATATTTGGTAAAATCCAAGACGTTTGTATGAGCTTAAAAGCTAAGGACTATCTCAAACTACCTGAGCGCATTGAAAACGTAATTACTGTAGAAATGAGTCCTAAAGAATGGGCGCTGTACAAAGAAATGGAACGTGAGCATGTACTTAGTATTGTAGATGATGACGACATAAGCGCCTTAAATGCAGCATCCTTAGCCGGCAAATTATTACAACTGGCCAACGGTTCTATCTATAATGACGAGGGAAACATCGTAGTTGTACATAACGAGAAAGTAGAGAGGTTAAAAGAGTTAGTAGAAACGAATGAAGGGAAACCTATATTAGTGTTCTACAACTTCAAACATGATCTTCAAGCAATTAAAGAAGCATTCCCGAAAGCCGTTGAGTTAAAGACCGATGATGATGTAGCCGAGTGGAATAAAGGGAATATTCAAATGCTATTAGCACATCCCGCATCAGCCGGGTACGGATTAAACCTACAAGCAGGAGGCAATATCATCGTATGGTATGGGCTAACATGGAGCCTTGAACAATACCAACAAGCTAACGCACGACTTCATAGACAGGGACAAACACAGCCCGTGATTATTCACCACCTAGTGGCAAAAGGTACGATGGACGAGCAAGTTATGAAAGCGTTAGAACGTAAAGAAGCAGGGCAGGACGCCCTCTTAGAAGCTATTAAGTATCGTAAAGAATTGTATAAGGAGGAAGACTATGCAAAAGAAATGTAGACGATGCGGAGATACATTTACAGTATCCACTCAAGAGGATTACTGCCCGGAGTGTGAAAAAGTAATGACACCGCCTGAAGCTGGTTATAGTAAAGTGATTACTTGTGAAGCCTGTGGAGAAACATTTACCCACAGAAAAGACAAGTCCGCAGGTCGTTGGCCTAAGTATTGCCCTACTTGCGCCGAGACGTTATCCAAGCCTTATAAAAAAGAGGAGGATGATAAGAAGTCAAAACTAAAACAGACTCTACAAAAAGAACTTGACGCAGTACAGAAAGAGGACGTGGTGAATCATCCTTCGCACTACACACGGGGTAAGATTGAGGTTATCGACTTCATCGAAGACCAACAATTCCCATACCACTTGGGTAATGTTATTAAGTACATCTCACGTGCAGGTCATAAGGGCGATAAGTTAGAGGACCTAAAAAAAGCGCAGTGGTATCTAGCAAGATATATCGAACTGATTGGCAGTGACGATACCGCAGCATCGGTGAGCCTATGAATAGATTATGTACTGGTAGTAAACACCCTGGAGTTAGAAAGCTACAACGATTACTTAATAGCCGTAGGCGGATGAAGGATATCGAGGCGCACTTACAGCGACTTGAAGCTGAGGCACAAGATGAGCGGTCTAATACTCCAGAACAACAGCTTAATCTAAAAACAGCACAGAACGATTTGACAGAAGAGTTTCGTATCTTATCTAAAGAGCGGTACGAACTGTGGACACATATATGTAAGGTACCTAATGACGTCGAGCGTACATTCCTGGAGAACAGATACTACTTCGGGATGAGCGTGAAAGAGGTCATTGAGAGTATGAACTACAGTGAGGCACGTATCTATGCAATCCAACGGAACGCGGTCAAAAGTTTTTGTCAAGTATTTTCTAAAAATAAATAAAGACGATATGCAATTAGAGGTAACACTTATGGTAACCTACAAGCGTGGTATGGAAGATAACCAGGGAAAGTCCTCCGTAACCACAAGCTGTAGGGTACGTTCATAGTGAATACCTTCTTGTACACTCCTCCACGGGCTATAAGCAGAAGGAATCATTAAGGACTACGGCACAACCACGTAGTCCTTTTTGGTTACTTCATCAGATTTTATCGATATAGCATTAAATGAGAATGAATGATAAAAAAGGTACTTCCGAGCGATAAATCCAGCGGTGGTCGGCTCCGCGCGATGTTTGTCTCTGTGTAGGAGAATTTTTAATGTTGAAAGTTTATTTCCAAAGGACAGAAAGGAGAGGACGTGATGGCGAGTGAAAAACCACGTGTGAAATTTAATAAAGCTGGTGATTTGCTAGTATCTAGTGCGCAATTGTGCGACCTTCTTCGAGTAACTCCTGAGATTATTTCAAGGCACCACAAATCGGGCATGCCTAAAGCTGCAACTGGCTGGTGGAACCTCCGTGAAGTTCTTGTATATCTTGGCCAAGCTAAGGCAGATAAAACTAAAGACCAATCGGCAGCAACAAGAAAGCTAATTGCTGAAGCTGACTATAAAGAGTCTCGCGCAGCACGTGAGAAGAAATTACTTGACGTATTAAACGGTGAGTACGTATCCCGTGCAGATGTGGCCAAAGAATGGTCTGCTCGTATCTTAGAGTTAAAGTCCTCGCTCATTAAACTCGGTAAACGAGTAGGTAGTGAGTTCACTGATCCAGAAGAGCGAGCGACGGTGGAAAGGGTGGTGAGCGAAGTTGCCGAAGACTACCTCGAAAGTTACTCGCGCAAAGGCGAGTACACGCCGGAAGTCAAAACCGGTAAAAGTAGAGCCAAAAATTAATTGGTTCCAGGAAGAGCTCGACGCGTTCAAACCACCGGAACGATACACCGTATCAGAATGGGCTGACAATTTCAGGGTGTTAACTAATATATCCGCAGAGCCAGGTAGATGGAGAACCAATAGGACTCCATACTTAAAGGAGCCTATGGATAAGTTTACAGACCCTCTAATTGAACAGATTGTACTGTGCTTCGGTGCACAGATTGGTAAAACTGAAGCAGAGCTCAATATGATAGGGTATGCACTAGACCAAACACAATCACCGGTTATGATGGTATACCCAACAGATACTATCGCTAAATTTGCTAGCGATAAGCGAGTACAACCGATGATTAAATCGGTTAAATCTATTAGTGATAATTTTGACGAGAATAGTAAATTACTTGAACTGGATTTTTACAACGGCAACTATATGGTACTGGTTGGTGCGAACTCACCAAGTAGCTTATCAAGCCGGTCAATCAAGTATCTATTCTTTGACGAAATAGACAAATACCCCGCCTTCTCAGGTAAGGAAGCGGATCCAATAAAACTTGCCAAGGAACGTACTAAAACGTTCGTGGATAAGAAAATAGTAATGGTATCCACGCCTACCGTTGAGTCGGGTAATATTTGGCAGGCGTTCATGAATGCAAATGAGCGCAGGCAGTATTACGTGCCATGTCCACATTGCGGAGTGTCGCAGACCCTCAAGTTTAAGCAGATAAAATGGCCGGATGAACACAACGATAATGTGGATATGATACGTGATACAGCGTATTACGAATGTGAACATTGCGGCGGACACATCCACGATAAGCACAAAATGGAAATGTTAAGACATGGAAAATGGGTAGCGGTCAATGCATCGCAAAGCAAAGTCCGCTCAATTTCGTATCACTTATCGTCGATATATTCGCCGTGGGTCACGTTCGGAGACGTTGCGTACGAGTTTAAGACTTCCAAAGGTACACCTGCTTCGTTGATGAACTTCATAAATTCATGGCTAGCAGAACCTTGGCGCAGTGCTAAAACTAAAAGCACACAAAATATGCAATTTACGGAATCCACATATCCGTGCGGTATTGTGCCGGATAAAGCAGTATTGCTTATCGCTTCCGTAGACGTACAGCTTGACCACTTCTGGTGGGAAGTAAGGGCGTATGCTCCAGGTGTTAAGTCTTACCTAATTGATTATGGGCAGGCAAGCACTTGGGAGGATTTAGAGGAAATCATCATTCATCGAGAGTATCCATCGGAGTTTGGAGAACCTCGTCAAATAATGAAAGCAGGTATTGACTCCGGCTTTAGAACAGACGAAGTATATCAATTCTGTTCAAGATTCCCGGAAGTATGTATTCCGCTTAAAGGCTCCTCAAACCATACTACTATGACAGCACCATACACAATGACATCATTGGAGAAAGGCGTTGTCGGTGGACTAAAGCTATACGTATTGAATACAGACTATTGGAAAGACTTTATATTCGCAAGAATGGTACGACCGATAAACGAAGACGGTACGATCCATTTGTACAAGGATTGTCCGCAAGAGTACTCAGACCATCTAAGGTCAGAGGAGAAGCAGGAGCACCGAAATGTGAAAACAGGTGCGGTAACAGTCCAATGGAAACCGCTAACCAGTCATCCGGTCAACCATTTACTTGATACATGTACTTACAACGCAGCAGTAGCAGATATTGCCGGCGTTAAATATTTAATGGAGCCAGAACCTTATGAGGAAACTGAAGAGGTCCAAACATACGAGGACTACAGCGGAGGTATAGGGAATACTGGCCATTGGTTTAGATAGGAGGTGAACCATGAGCGATGTAAATGAACAACTTGAACGTGTCCGCCAAGTCATCGAGGATATCGAAACTAAAGGGTATTCCGAGTTACAGATTGGTGGCAAGCGATTCAAGACTATTGACTTACCTGTACTCTACGCACGAGAACAAACCTTGATGCAACGTGTACATGAGGAGTCTAACGGCTACCAAGTAGATGCATTCGTAACATGGGGTGGACGATGAATATCTTAGATAAAGTAATCGGATGGGTTAACCCTGAGCGTGCGCTAGAACGAATGGCAGCACGTGAAGCACTCCGTCAATACGATGCCGCATCAATGGATAGACTGAATAGTGATTGGCAACCTGCATTTGGTACGGCTGAGCAACTAGCAACAGGTTCACGTGATATTATTCGTGGACGTGCAAGGTCTGCTGAGATGAACAGTGACTTAGCTGAGTCAGCGGTTATTGCCATCTTACGTAACGTAATTGGACCAGGTATCAAGCCACAAGCTAAGGTACGTCATAAGAGCGGTAAACTCAATAACCAACTCAACAATAAGATTGAGCGTGCCTGGGCGAAATGGACGGAAGCAAGTAATGCCGACGTACGTGGGCTATCTAACTTCTACGAGTTGCAAACAATGGCACTGCGTAGGATGTTATACGATGGTGAAATTTTAGTAAATAAGACCGCACAGGGCGATTATCTCCCCCTTGCTATCCAGTTAATCGAGGCGGAGAACATAGGCGCCATAGACGTCAAATATGGCAATAATAACATCATTAGCGGTGTTGAGGTAAACGAATATGGAAAGCCTGTAGCATACCATGTTAGCCAAGCAGACCCTATGGGTGTGAGAACTTTTGAGGCTATGCGGTTAACTACAGACCAAGCGTTCTTATTCTTCAAACCAAATCGTCCAACACAAATTCGTGGTATGAGTCACTTGGCGTTAGTCTTGCGTCGGATCCATGATATTGATGAGTACATGGACGCAGACCTAATCGCAGCGCGTGTATCAGCGTGCTTCAGTGCATTTATCACTTCTCAGAATTCTGCTAGACAAACTGCAATGCTTCCACGTGATAGCAAAGGTAGACCTAGCATGACAATGGCACCAGGTATGGTTAGACACCTAAGCCCTGGTGAGTCTATCGAGTTTGCAGACCCTAAGCGTAACGCTGGTACTGCAAGCGAATACTCGGCAACTCAGACTAGACGTATCTCGTCCGGTCTTGGTATGAGCGCTGACATCGTAGCGCGTAATATATCCGGTAACTTCTCGGCCGCACGTCAGAACCTGTTAGAGGACCAAAAGACGTTCCGTCAATTACAAGAGTTTGTTATCGCACACTTCTGTATGCCGATTTGGAGAGCCTTTATTGATGCCCTCTATTTATCTGGTGAACTACCTCCAGATTACCTGGCGAACAAAGACAAATACCAAGAGGTATCTTGGCTTGCTCCAGGGTGGTCTTGGATTGATCCAGTAAAAGAGGTTAACGCCAATAAGGAAGCTATTAAATCTGGCCTTACAACCCTAGAGGATGTGTGCGCAGCATCTGGGCGTGATTGGGAGGAAGTTCTTGAACAACGGAAGCTCGAACAGGATAGGGCTCGTGAGCTTGGGGTGTTACTTGATTATTCCAGTGAGTTGCAACCGCTAACGATGGGCGATGATGACACTACACAGGAAGGAGCTGATGGCTAGTAATGAGTGAACATCAAAAGCGTAGTGTTCTTGGCAATTACTGTCGAGAAACTACTATTGACCACGTCGATACCGATAGTCGGACAGTAGAATTATCATTCTCTTCCGAAACGCCATATGGCCGTTGGTTCGGCGATGAAATCCTTTGCCACGATGAAGAGTGCATCAACCTTGAGCGCTTTAATAATGGCTTGGGTACGGCATTGTTTAACCATGATCGTGATGCGGTCGTAGGTCATATCGAGAAGGTATGGCTAGAAGATAACCGCGGTAAAGCGTTAGTACGCTTTGACACAGATGAACAATCCGAAACAATATTCCAAAAGGTACAGTCGGGTACGCTACAAGGTGTAAGCGTAGGCTATGCAATCAACCGATATGAGGTATTGGAAGATGAAGATACTAAATCTACTAACGGTCGATTCAATGGTCCGGCTTATGTAGTAACGGATTGGGAACCTTTAGAAATCAGTATTGTATCTGTTCCTGCTGACCCAACAGTGGGCGTAGGACGTAGTGCTGAAGAAATTCATACAAGTATTGACACACAGGAGGATAACACACGTATGGATCAAGAGAAAAATTTAGAAGTTCAAGAAGTAAAATCTGCACCAGTTGAAACTGGTCTTACTCAAGCAGACCTTCAAAAAGCTATGGAACAAGAACGTAAACGTACTTCCGAAATTACAGCAATGTTCCGTGACTTCGATGTAGAAGGTGCTGACGAAGCAATCGTATTAGGTAAATCTGTTGAAGAAGCGCGTGAAATGGTAATGGACCAACTTCGTGCTCGTAACAAAGGTGTATCCGTAACAATGGGCGAAGCTGAAAGCGATAAATTCCGTGCCGCTGCACAAGACGCTGTATTGATGGCAGCAGGTCTCCCTGTAGCAGATGCAGCACCAGGTGCACAAGAACTACGTGGTTATTCCATGATTGAAATGGCTCGCGAATCCTTACGCCGTGAATCTGGTTCTACAGTAAACTTCGGCGATAACATGGAATTGGCTCGTGCAGCTATTAACTCTACATCTACATTCCCTGCGATCATGTCTAACTTGGCTAACAAATCTGTAATGGTAGGCTTCAATGAAGCTGAAACTACTTACCAAATCTGGGCAGGTAAAGGCTCTAACCGTGACTTCAAAGAAGCTGCACGCGTAGCATTGTCCGAAGCAGGTACCCTTGAATTAGTTCCAGAAGGTGGCCAATTCAAACAAGACTTCTTAGGCGAAGCATCTGCTCGTACTAAAGTAGCTACTTATGGTAAATTGTTCAGCTTAACTCGTCAAGCGATCATTAATGATGACTTAGGCATGTTCTCCAAAATTGCTACTAAATACGGTTCTGCAGCTAAACGCTTAGTAAACAAAATGGTATATGCTCAATTAACTGGTAACGTTAAAATGCAAGACAATGTAGCATTGTTCGACTCTAAACATGGTAACGTTGCAGGTACTGGTGAAGCATTATCTGTTAAAGCAATCGCTAAAGCAATTACTGCTATGCGCCGTCAAAAAGGGATTCAAGGTGAAGCAACTCTTAATATTACACCTAAATACTTGGTAGTTCCTCCAGAACTTGAAATGACTGCATATCAAATCGTTAACTCTACTGCAGCAGTAGACGGTGTAAACTCCGGTGTAGTTAACCCTTACAAAGGTCGCTTTATTGTTGTAGCTGATGCAGAATTGACTGACCCAGATGCATGGTACTTAGTAGCTGACGCATCCCAACACGACACTATTGATGTTACTTACTTGAACGGCGTTGAAACTCCACGTCTTGAAACTCGTCAAGGCTTCGAGGTAGATGGTATTGAATACAAAGTGGCGTTTGATGTTGGCGTTGATGCAATCGACTTCCGTGGTCTTTATAAAAACGCTGGTAAATAATAGGGGGATATAACACATATGGCAAAATTCGTATATGAAACAGACCGCATTAATTATGTGGCAACAGCAGATATTAAAGCCGGCGATATCGTAGAAGCAGGTGCACTTCATGGTGTAGCTGTTACCGATATCAAAACTGGCGAAATGGGTGCATTAAAAGTAACTGGCGTATTTAAAGTAGACGCTACTAAAGCTGATACTTACGCTGTAGGTGATGCAGTAAACTTCGCTTCTGGTAAAGCTGCTAAAACTGGCGGTAAACCATTGGGTATTGCAGTAGAACCTAAAACTGCTACTCAAGATACTGTAACAGTAATGTTGAAAAACTAATCATTGTATTTTAACGGAAATGCGGGCCACACGGTCCGCATTAACCCTATGAGGTATAACTTATGCTGACCTATGATGAAAGCGCCTTACTCGATGTATTTGGCGAAAAAATAACATATGAAGGTAAGCAGATTAAGGCTAGCGTAGAAATCGGTGAGTATGACGGCAAAGGTTCTGGGTTTGTAACTGGCTTAGCTGATAAAGCTAAGGTATGGGTTAGAACCAAAGACGTACCACTACCTAAAACTAAGGATGTAATCTACATCAATGGTAAGAAGTGGTATGTGGATCATATCTCCGATAGCGACGCTAAAATGCACTGTCTTGAAATTGTGGCCAACGTTAGGACGGTAAGACCATGAGTAACTCACCTCTTACCATCGTTGACACTGCAACACCGTACCTTGAATTTATAGCTAAGACTAAGCCAGATTGGACTAGGAAAGCTATGAAGTCAGTCGGTTGGATGATGCAGAAGGAAATTAAGGCGGGTATTAAATCCGGTTCACCTGGTGGCCAAAAATATGCGAACTTCATGCCACCTACTATGAGGGCACAATTCGAGGCAGCATTTGGCGCTAAAGTAAGGCATGCTTATAAAGATGGCGGTAAGGCGCATAGGGAAGGGTGGGGTTTAAAATCCCGAGCCCAACTTATCGCCGGTGGCGTTAAAGAAACCACAGTCGGATATACACCACTTGGTAAGATGTTCCGAGCAGTTGGTTACCAATACGACGCCAGGTCGCAATCCGTAAAAGTAGGGTGGTTATCATCGTCTGCTAAACGATTAGGCGAACAAATTGAGCGTGGTTATACTAAACAAATCACAGAGCCAATGCGTAAGACATTATTTGCCGGTGGCTTTCAACTTGCTAAAGGGAAGTCTGAATTTAGGATTAAACCTCGTAAGACGTTTGGCCCTATGAGGATAGCCCTACAGCCTAAGTTGGTACCTTACCTAGAGTCTAAAATCGGTGAATATGCACTAGGCAAAAGCACTCAATTCGCATCTAGTAGGCGAGCATATAAAGTGAGGTAGCAATGCAAACTATTCCACTAGCGGTCATTGCTAACAGATGGGCAGAAGCAATTAAGGGTAATCAGAAGATTACTGATTACTGCATGAAACATTACGGAAAGGATTTAGGGATTTACATCGGTTATGACGAAGCAAGTGCACCTCTTGAAGAGGATTGCCCATGTGTGATCATACTGATGGATAACAAATCCGAAGGGTTGGCTAGTTCATACTCTTATACACTACAACTAGCATGGGGGATAGTGAGAAATGAGGTAGAACGTGACGGTCGTGTAGTCAAATACACTGGAGCGTTTGAGTGTGATGAACTTGGCCAATTACTTGTCGAATGTATTATGGCAGTTAACCCTAACTACCCTGTCATTAACATTGACTACGAAACAGACAATATCTCGTGGCGTCCTGTATATCCAGGTAAAGCCACATACACTATAGAAATACCGCATGTAATTGGCGGTAATGTTGAATATTAGGAGGATAAACATGGCAGTAGCTAAACGTGCACAAGGTGCACAATCTTCTCTTACAATGGCCTTTGAAACTGACTTCGGTACTACACCATCTACTGGTGGCGTGATAATGCCTATTATCAGTTCTTCCTTAAAGGCAAGCCAAAATCTTAACGACTCCTCTGTAATTCGAGGCACTCGTAATCCTGCGGCGCCTAGTCGCGGTAACATCGATACATCCGGTAGCATTGTGCCACCAGTTGATGTATTGGGATTTGGTTATTGGTTAAAGCTAGGCTTTGGTGCTCCAACTACAACAGCACAAGGCTCCGGCAAGAAACACGTATTTAAAATTGGTCCAGATATGCCATCTGCTACCTTTGAACAAGGCTATAAGGATATTAGCACTTACCAACAATTCAGTGGCGTACGCATGAATAAGATGTCCTTAAACTTCGGTGGTGACTCTGAATTAACTGCATCTATCGATGTAATGGGATGTAAGGAAACAATGGCAGCGGTACCCTTCGATACTGCACCTAAGTCTATTGTATTCACTCCATTCGAAAACCTCGAAGCCACCATAAAAGAAGGTGGTGCTACAGTAGCGAACGTATTGTCCATGAGCCTTGATATCGACTTCGGCTTGGATGGTGACTCTTATGCTATCGGTGGTAAAGGCTTCCGTACTTACATCGATACAGGTATTATCGGCGTATCCGGTACTATTAAAGCCTTCTTCCAAAACATGGACCTATTAAATAAAGCGGTAAACGGTACAGAGTCTAGCTTGGAATTAACCCTTACTAAAGGTACTAACTCCTTGACTATTAAGTTACCTGAGTTGATTTACGAACGTAACTCCCCAGGTATTGATGGTCCTAAAGGCGTAAATATCGAGCTTCCATTCAAAGCATACTATGGTGATGATGCAGGTCAATCCGCAGTAGTATTTGAATTGGTTAACAGCCAAGCATCTTACTAATCTAATTCATTAGGAGGTATCTATGAATCTTCAAGGTAAAGAATTAAAACCAAGAGCCCTTACATGGACTGAACGTGATAACTTAATCAAAGCTGGTTTAGACTTCGTGTATTGCCCAGTAGATGTTGATGATCAAGTAGCATCTATCGTTCGTAGTCGTGACATTATGCGTTTCATCTTAACTGATGTATACAAGCTCACAGATGAAGAACTCAATACAGTAAGTGATAAGGATGCAATGACCTTCGCAGGTGAAGTCATTACATTGACCTATCAATTACAAGAAGAAACAGAAAAAAACTAGAAGAGGCGTGGAGGTGGATGTCCTCGGATAAGCCGAAGTACTGCCAGGGATGTAAGGAATTACAGACCGCTACAAAGCAGTCCTTCGACTGCTCCGAGTGTGACTATAACCCACCACGCCTATTATTTGGTTCAAAACTGGCTATGAAGCTGTACAACCTATCACGTAGTCAACGTATTTACCACTCTGGCGGACTAGCTGGGTTTGATTATCCGGCTATACGTACGGTGGCTGAGATTAATAACATCAATCTAAATCCTATGTTATTTAGTCTTATGTGGATATTAGAGGGTTTAGAAATGGAGGCGATGAATAAGGATGTCGAATAACGTAGTAGATATCATAGTGCAACTGACCGACAAGAACGCGCAAGCCGGTTTAGAGAAAATCGCCGCTACCTCTAAGGGAACAGTTGCAGAGCTTTCAAAGTTAAAGAATGAATTATTTGCCATAGGTGCAGGTGCTGGCATTGCAGGGTTAGGCACTAAACTTGCAAAAGAGGCGCTATCTTGGAACTTGTCGGTTAAGAAGATGCAATCCTTAACTGGGGCAACTGCTGAACAAGCAAGTACATTTATATCTGTGGCTAACTATATGGGCGTTGCTACTGATGTAAGTACAGTAGCGTTTGCTAAATTTGCTAAGGCAGTATCTACCGCTCAGGATAAGATGCAAGTTGCATCAGCTGAAGGCAAGCTAGCGACTGATATGTTTAGTCGTTTGGGTATTAGCATTGATCAGATTCAAGGTAAGAATACTCTTGAAGTGTTCAGCATTATCCAAGAACGCCTAAGAGGTATGAAGGATGGCGCGGAAAAAACACGCGTCGAAATGGAATTGTTCGGTAAGACTGGGTACCAACTTCATGGCATGCTGAACATGTCCGCTGAGGCGATGAAGCAAGTCGAAGACCGTGCTAGAGCAATGGGGCTCATCATCAATGATGAAGCAGCTCAAAAGTCCGCATCCTTTAATCGGCAGTTAAAAGATATGGAACAGACAGGTAAGAGATTGGCTATCATGATTGGCCAAGAATTACTACCTGTCGTTATGGAATATGCACAAGGTGCTATTAATCTTACTAAGACATATAGCGAGTTAGCAACCGAACAGAAGGAAGCTATCTCAGGACTTCTAAAATTTGGCCTAGAAGCAAGCATAGCTATTACTGCTATCCAATCTATCACGAGCGCATTGAAGTTCATGAGATTGGCTACAATAGCAGCCGCAGGTCCTTGGCTTGCATTGGCTACCGCTATCGGTCTTGCAGGCAAAGCACTGCTTGATTACCGTTATAAGGAAGCTACTAAAGGTACTGACCTAGGCGTTGATGTGAATGGGCTTAGAGCTCATAAGAACCTCAATGCACCAGGTACTAATGCTGCTTACATGGCTAATAAAGATGGACGGTACTGGGTAGAAGATAGTGCTTTCTTCGGACTCATTAAGAACGATCGTTTAGCAACTAAAGAAGAGGGCGCTCAAATCGATGCTGCCATTAAGGCTAAGGAAGCGGCAGATGCTGCGAAGAAAAAAGCCGATGAAGAGCAAGCTAAGATGGAGCAAGAAATCGAGAACGCTAAGAACGGTCTTACTAATAATGAAGCTATCAATAAGGCTAATGAAGAAGCTGGTAAGGCAGCCAAAGCCCAAGAGGCAGCGGCAAAGAAAGCAGAACAAGCAGCCGAGAAATTGGCAAGTTCTGTAGAGCGACTTAACGAGCTTATACGTAGTCTTACACTTCAATCCTTAGAGATTGACGGTAGCCAATATGAAATCGATAAGCTCAATGCTAAGAATCAATTTGAAACGAATAATAAGAATATTCGTGACATCATTCGTTCTGCTGCAGGCTTAAATGGTGGCGGTGGCACTGGAGAAGCATCAAGTGTATTAGCGGCTGCCAATGCTCAATTAGGTAAGAAGTACGTATTAGGTGCAGAAGGTGATTGGGCTACAGATTGTGGCAAACTATTTGCCGATAGCATTAGAGAATCGTTTGGTGTTAGCACTCCTAGATATGTGCCTGATATTATGCGTGATGCTAGAGCAGTCGGTGCATGGCATGATGTAGGAGATGGATACGTTCCTAAAGCCGGTGATGGTGTAGTAGTACTTGGCGATAATCATGTAGTTATTGCTGATGGTAATGGTGGTTATACTGGAGCTAACTCTCATGGCCCTGGTGGTAGAGGCCCTGGACAAGTGCTTCAATCTAGCTCTATCGAAGGGGACTTTGGTACTGCAACAGGCTATGTAGATACTGCGCTATATGCGAAGGCTTATGGTGGCAGTGCTCCTACTGGTGCTTCTAATGATGCGCTAAAAAATGCTAACGCTAAAGCACTTGCTGATTCTAACTTAGTTGCAGAAGCTAAGGCTAAGAATGAGGAAGTGTACCAAAAGAAACTTGCTGAAGCTGAACGCAACCAAAAGATACGTGTTCGTAAAATGAATGAAGATATCGTCAAATTAGACCTTGAACGTACTGGCGATCGCTTGCAACTTATCAAGGCTGAATCTGAAGCTCAACAAGCGCAGATTGACGATAACATTCGTGAGTACACAAAAGCAGTTGGTGATAAGACATTAGCTGAAAAACGTGCTAATGCTGAGAAGCTTAAGATTACTGCTGAGACTAATCAGAAGATTCGCGAGTTAGCCTATACGCAACTCAACGAAGATGTAGATAAGCAATCCAACTTAGTGAAGCTTGGCCGTGTATCTCAAGAGGATGCGGACAAGGTACTAGATGAGTCGCTTAAGTCTTATATCGCTTATGCACAGTCTGAACTTAATGAGGCTCAATTAAGCGCTACACAACGCTTACAGATTGAGAAGAACCTAGTTGAAGCTCAACAAAAGCTATGGGAATCCGCAGGACGTAACTTGCGTACTAGCCTAGCAGAAGGCGCTAGACAGTATAACCAACAAGTGACTAACTATGGAGACCTAGCGAAGTCTACTTTTGATAGTACGATGAGCAGTATTAACTCTTCCTTCACTAGTCACTTAGAAGGTATAGCTACTGGTGCTGAGTCATTCGGTAAAGGGCTTAAGAATATCTTCAAGGATATTACAAATAGCATCCTTAAAATGCTTGTAAACCTATCCTTCCAACAATACGTACAGCCTAAACTACAAAGCCTATTTGGTGGTGTAGTAAGCGGTATCGGTGCTATAGGTGCCGGTCGTGGTAATGTATCTTCGTTTGCAAGTGGTGGTTCTTTCAGTTCTGCATTTACCGGTAATAGCTTCGGTAAGTTCGCAAGTGGTGGTATTGCTCCAGCAGGTATGACATTAGTTGGTGAGAATGGCCCAGAGCTCTTACAGTTCAATTCTTCTCATCGCATTTACAATGCAAGCCAAACACGTAAGATGATTAGCGGTGAAGGAGCTAATAAAGTAACGGTTAACATCATCAATCAATCTGGCCAACAACTAGATAGCCAACAACAAGAAACTAAGTTCGATGGCGAACAAATGATAGTTGATGTAGTAGTATCTAGTCTTATGACAAACAAAGGAGGTATGCGTGATGCCATTAAGGCAGCCGCAGTATAGCGTATGTTAGAATTCCCAAACATAAGATATCCGATATACCCTATCGATGAAACTACACCTGATGTAAGTCGTAAGGCTCAGGTAGAAAACATGACGATGTTAACACATCGTAAAACTACAAAAGCGTTACGATCATATTCAGTGAATTATAAAATCCCAACTACAGAGTATGTCCGCTTAAGGAATTTCTTTGACCAGGTGAATACCGCTGAGATATTCCTTTGGTCACACCCTGAAACACTGGCAAAGATTAGAGTTAGGTTCGCTGACCAACTCCATTTTTCAGCTAGTGACTACGGGATTTGGACAGGTTCTATTCAGTTACAGGAGGCTTAGATGTTAACGTTATCAACTGCATCAATCATCGAAAAGAATAAGATATCCTCCACTGGAGCATGGGTAATGGCTATTGAACTTCATCATCCAGAAGGCAATATCCTTCTGGTGAATAACACCGAGGACTTAACCTTAGCCGGTAAGAGGTACACTGCCTTCCCATTCAAGTTAGAGGATATTAACGAGGACACTAAGCAGATGCCTAACGTTAAACTTTCTGTAGCGAATGTAACCGGTACTATCCAACGGTTAGTTGAAAAGAATAAAGGCCTCACAGATTGTGAGGTCAATATTCGAATATTCAATACTAACTTACCGGACATCATTGAACTTGAAGAAACGTTTATCATAAATGCATCCCAATCTAAAGCAGACTGGGTAGTGTTCACATTAGGTACAGACTTCTCATTCTCTCGTAGGTTCCCACCTGTTCGAGTGATGAAAGACTACTGTCCTTTTAAATTTAAGTCTGTAGAGTGCGGATATAAAGGTTATGCACAATCATGTAACAAAACTCTAAAACGCTGTCGTGAGTTAAATAACAGCGTTAGATTTGGCGGTGAGCCAACGATACCACAAGGGGGCTTATATGCGTCTAACTCTAAATAACCTAGTAGGTACTCCGTGGAAAGAGTTACCGTGTTGGGAGCTTGTGGTAGAGGTGTACAAAAGAGTAGGTATTCAACTAGGGCCATATATGACATATTGGCCAGACATGAACTCTCCTTGGCACGAAGTCAAGGAACCCGAAGTAGGGGACATAATTGTCATGAACCTCTACAGTAATAACGCTGACCATGTAGCCGTGTATGTAGGCGAAGGTAAGATGATACACTCCACAGAATATGCGGGTGTATGTATCGTACCAATGGACAGATTGAGAAAACGTATATTAGGAATGTACAGGCACAAGGAGGCTCAATAATGATTAGATTAGTAATTGCTCGAAACCCATTCGACCTTACCACTAGACAAGAGACCCTTGTGCCTTTTGTTGAAGGTAAGAAACTTAACCAATATTTCACTGAACCAGGTAACTGGGTATACTCCATCAATGGTGAGTTAGTAGATGATACCGCATCACCTACTGATGAAGCTTATGTGGTAGTTTTACCTAAGGTAGAAAAACAAGTACTAGGTATCTTGTTGTCCATTGGGTTATCTATTGCAACTGCTGGTATTGCCTCCGGTGCAATATTCGGGATTACAAGTGTATTAGGTCGTACGCTCGCAGCAATGGCTATCGGTATGATTGGCAACACGATCATATCTAAACTAACGGCACCTAAGACTGATAGCTCAAATACCGAGCAGTCAGCCACGTATGGGTGGCAAGGGTCACAAACGATAGTTGGCCAAGGTCATCCACTAGCGATTACCTATGGTAAGTGCAAAAGCGCAGGCATGCTTATCTCTCGTCATGTAATTAGTGATGGCAATAAGCAGTACCTTAACTTACTATACTGCGCCGGTGAAGGCCCTATCGATTCTATCTCTAATATCAAATTAAATGGTAATCCTGTAGGTAACTATAAGGATGTACAGGTTGATATTAGACTCGGTACAAATGACCAAACAGTTATCCCTAACTTCAACGATAACTACGCTGACCAACCTTTGACTTATGAGCTTACGAATGATTGGTCTATCCATCAAACGCAAGGTAATTTATCTACTGCGTTAGAGGTAACTTTATCCCTACCTAATGGTTTATATTATTCAAACGACAAGGGCGGACTAAGTGAAACGTCAGTCACTATCGAAGGTGGCTATCGGAAAGTTGGTTCTGCTGAATGGATACCACTACCATTAAGTAATAATGGTGGCCAAGATGGTATGGTTGAAAAGAAAGATGGTAAATGGTATCGACTATTCAGTCATTCTCAAACACCGATTGATACTAGCAAGTACTCAGGTACTATTAAGGATAAATCCAATAAGGCTATATACAGGGTATTCCGGTTCGATGTAAAGGAACCAGGACAGTACGAAGTCCGTATGCGATGCGCACATAAAGACGGTAACTCTAACCGCCATGTGAATAAAGTATATTGGTCGCAGTTAACTCAGATTGTTTATGATGACTTCATTCATCCTGGCAAGGTACTTATCGGGATTAAGGCACTAGCGACTGACCAATTAAATGGTAATGATCCAAACGTAACCTGGTTACAGGAACGCAAAACAGTATGGGTATTTAATACCTACACTGGAGCGTATGAGTCTAAGCCGGCTAATAATCCGGCGTGGGCTTGTTACGATATCCTTCATCATTGCCGTAAGATTGGCGATGAGTATGTAGTTAAAGGTGCTCCTCGTGAACGCTTCGTATATGACGCATTTAAGGCTTGGGCTGATAAGTGCGACGAGAAGCATATTACATTTAACTACATTTATGATAGTGCTAGCCAAGTATGGGATGCACTCAAATACGCTGAGAATGTAGGCAGAGGTAAAGTAATACCTTTAGGTACTCGGTTCAGTTGTATTTACGATTATGCTGCTACACCTACTCAGCTATTTACTGTAGGTAATATCAAAATGGATTCCTTTATGGAAGAGTTCCAAGCTACATCGTCTAGGGCAAACGCTATCGAGGTATCCTTCCTCAACAAAGCCAAGGACTATGAACGTGATGTACTTCCAGTGTTCAGTGAAGAATATGACGTAACTACATCGTTAGCTAGTCCTGCACAAGTAGAACTTATGGGATGTGATAACGTAGACCAAGCCTATAATTACGCTAAACACTACCTAAGAGCGAATAAATACGAGGTGCGCACTTGTACCTTCGAGGCTTTCACAGACGCCATAGCGTGTACGATAGGGGATGTAATCCTATTACAGCATGATGTGACAGACTGGGGACAAGGTGGGCGTATAGTATCTGCTACTGGCAATAAGGTGGTGCTTGATAGAGACGTTACATTCGAGCAAGGTAAGACATATCGACTTATGGTGCGTAACGCTACTACAGATGCATTAGAATCTTATGACGTTGCTAGTGCCAGCGGTAATACATTAACTCTTACTAAGAGTGTAGTTGTCCAAACTGATGATCTATACACCTATGGGGAGGCTACTAAGGAAGCTAAGCCATTTAGAGTATTGTCTATTAGTAAATCAAATTCTGAAATGACTCGAAAGATATCCTGTATTGAATACTATCCTGAGCTATACGCAGGCGATGACGGTTCCGTTCCTATCATTGACTATACTACACAGTCCGATGTACTTAAGGTTATTAACCTAGTACTCTTAGCTGACACTAAGACATTAAAGGACGGTACTGTACTGTGTGACATCAATGGCACATGGCAATTACCAAGAGATAGAGTTGCTAAGAATATCATTGTTTATTACAAGCCTGTTACTACTCAAGAGTGGCAACAGTTCAAGGTGTTAGATGGTAGTGCTACTAGCGTTACTATTCCAAGCGTAGCAACTGACGTCAACTATGACGTTAAGATTGTATGTACAAGTGATACAGGTGCTGCGTATGAGGGTGTAGAGCGTGCAGTGTATGTAAGTGGTAAGGAAATACCACCTGCTACACCTAAAGGCTTTAAGGTGACACAGGATGCGGTCAATAGTAGTGTACTTCACTTATCCTGGGAACCTAATACAGAGGCAGACCTACATGGATACACGCTATATGACGGCAATGATGTAGTACTCATTAAACATATAGGCGGTACATCCTACTCGTACTTCATTCCTAATACTGGTAATTACCAATTCAAGCTATCTGCTGTTGATACGTCAGGTAATGAAAGTGGCAAGGCTGAAGCACATATTACAGCGACTGTATCTGCTGAGAGCGTAGCTACACCAAATGCACCGGTTCGTGGTGAGGTAACAATCGGTAAGACAATCGTTGCTGCATGGGACCCTGTAGAGAATACCTACATTGATTACTATGAAGTACGTCTTGATAGTAATGTTGGCCAAACTTCAAATAGACTTGCCAAGACTACAGATATTCGCTCTGAAATTAAGTTATCGGCTCGTAGAGGGGCTGTGTTTGTTTACGCACACAATCCTGTCAAAGGATATGGACCAGCTCTTAGACTAGACTATAATGCACCTGTTCCTAATGCACCGACAAATGTCAAAGTAAAAGGCAATATTACAGGCGTGAGCGTAGTCTTTGATAGCATTCCGGATACTTGTATAGGCGCTAATATCTACATCGGCACAGAGAAGTATTTCGTTACTACAAACGTAAATATGATTCCTCATGACCCAGGTGTATTTGATGTAAAAGTAGCGTATGTAGACGTGTTAGGAGAAGGTGCTTACTCAAATATTATTGGTACTTCAGTACCGGCTAGCATCGACCCGGCTTTAATCGACAAGGAAGCTCTTGGAATTAAGGATATGGACGATAAGATTAAAGAGCTTACTCAAACTGCTAATGCTTATTCCACGCAAGTGCAAAGTCTAACCACTAATATGGCTACACAGTTTAGTCAGTTATCTGAAGGTATTGACCTTAAACTAAAAGCATTGAATGGCGATGAGATTGTAAGTCGTATTAATCTAAGCTCCACAGGTACACGAATTAGTGGCAAGCTACTACACGTAACGGGTGATGCACTATTCGACAATAACATCATTACTAAGCAGATGCTCGCTGCTAAAGCCGTGTCTGCAGATAAGATGGACGTCGGAGAGCTAAGCGCGATCAGTGGTAACCTTGGGACTGTAACCGGTGGTAAGGTTATCGGCGGTGTGCTTCAAAATAAGACAGGCTCATTTAGGGTCGATGAAAACGGTAATATCGTAGGTGCTAATATTACAGGCTCACGTATTGATGCTCAGTCGATTATGCAAGCCGGGTTTAAAATCAGAAACATTGATGTACAAATCTATAAAGTACGTCATGGTGACTGGTGTCCACTACCAGAAGGGTTTAACGAGAACCAATGTACTTTCGTCCCAGTTGGGTATATTCAAACAGAGAGCTATTGTAATGCAAGCAATCGCGGCAGGCCTTACATTCCAAACCCTACAGATGACGGGATAGGTAAAATTGGTGAGCGTATTACGTTTGACAGATTTAACCAACAAAAACATCGCTGGGTTGGTAGTTGCGATATCTACTTCCGTACTAATCGCTCTAAGAAGGTAAATATAGGTATCAAAGGTAAACGCCAAGCCATTGCTGAGTCAAGATACCTTGATATGAGTACATCTGGTAGTGATGGTAGTAATCCAGGATTTAATGACGTTGAATGTTATTCCTACGGTGAATTATATGTATTGGTTATTGCACGACAATAAGGAGGCTATATGGTCGAACAAGATTTAATCTTAAACTGTGGCGATGACTTTTCTATCAGTTATGTTGTACCGCCAGATAGCGATATGACGATAAGTCAATATAAAGGCGCTTGTAAAATTCGCAAGCGCCCATATGACAATATGATATTAGAGTTGCATCCTGTGGTAGAGTCTAAACAGGTAAGGTTTTTTATTTCTGGCCAAGAGTCAGCGGAGATGAAAATAAAGGGTGGCGATTATATCTATGACGCCTTTCTTTATAACGACGAACGTTGGCTCAAACTTGGCCAAGGTACGATTACGATCGTTCCGGATATTTCAATGCATGAGTAAGGAGGAGCAACATGGCAGACAACACGTTAACCATCAAACTTGACAAAGATACAACATTGCCATTATTAGAGGGGCTTGGTAAAAGTGCATATGCAATCGCAGTCGCTCATGGATTCCAAGGCACAGAACAAGAATGGCTAAATAGCTTACGTGGTCCTAAAGGTGACCCAGGTGATAAAGGGGACCCATTTAAATTTAGCGATTTTACACCAGAACAACTTAACGCAATTAAAGGTAAGAAAGGCGATACAGGGGACCCTGGCAGTGCTGAACAGTCAGCACAATTCTTGAAAGAACACGGCATATGGCTCGAGAACGATAATGTCGATACTGTAATTAAGAAAATTATTGAGTTATCTAACTGTTACAATAATTTCGTGCCTAAACCGCTTAATTTCGTCCAACCAAACGCAGGGGCGACTTATATTGATTTCACAGGCGAGCCACATTTTAAGTTATCCATTAATGGTGGTGAAAAACGAGAGTTCCAATCTGATAATATGCGAGTGCCGATTGATAGCACTATGAAAGGTACTATCACAGTTGACTACTACGGCATAGTGAATAATTTAGTGAGCACTCAACAAATTACACTAAAAGAGGCTAATGGTGATATTGGCTACGATATGGGGGCGCTATCTAGTATTCAAGAATTAACAGGGCATGAGGATAATTTCACCAAGTTAGCCGGTAAAGTCGCTATGTATGAGAAAGGTGTAAAATTCACACCTACTGCATTATCGGTAAAAGATACAGACGGTCAAATGCCTCTTATGGCATTAGGTATGCTATTAGAGGAATTTATGCCGACGAGTGCTATGGATTACTATGAAATCGATTTATCTAAATTGCCAGCCGATAACGTAGCTTTGCCGAGTGAAGTTTCTGCTGCTATTGTAAAAGATTTTACCAATGTGATAATTAAGGTGAATAAAAACAACGTAATCGGCAAGAGCGACACAATCAGCATTAGTGGCCATACAGGCCAATCAATCAAAATTAACGGCTCCGATTTGGTTCGAACTGATAACGGTACACATCATACATATTCATTCACAACAGATACAATCAATTAGGGTTCATTAGGGTGATTTTAATGTAAGGGGGTATGTATCATCTGGACTTGGCAGTTTGAGTTGAACGACTTGCTTACGACGTTAACTATCGTAGGCATCGTAGCAGGTGCAGGATATCGGCTTCTGATAGTACCTCTATTAGACCGCATCGAAGCACAACGCAATCAAGATAGTATAGAATTCACAAACAAGTGGAACACATTATTCGACACACTATGTGAGCTAAAGGACGAAATGAAACAGTCACGTATTGAACGTACTGAGTCTGCAGCTACCTTTATGATGTTAACCACCAGGCTCGAATCTATGGAAAAGCGAATTAATGAGTTAAGGGAGGAACTACATGATCATACCACCTCGGCTCATGGACAGCGCTAAGAAAGTATTTCAATCTGTAAGGGTGGCCAATATCCACCCTACAGGTGTATTAGCGACGAGGGCATTAGTCCTCGTCATGCTAGTGCCTATTTTATTGGTGGTCACTCAATATGTTATGTCCTTTATTAGCGGGTACGTGTCAGACGAAGCTAATAAGTTGATTAATGTAGGCATTACTATTATTGACCACATATTCATACCTAGTGTCTTAATGGCCCTTGTAGGGTTCTTGGGGCTTTGGCTAGATAAAGATAATAATGGTATTCCTGATAAGCTAGAAGAACAACCAAAGGTACCGCCTATGATGGAAAGGGGGAGTGCGGATGATAAACGTTAGTTTAAGCGACTTAAACGACTACTGTAGTAGGGCTGTAGGTTACATCGATAAAATATACCTGCACTGGACTGCAGGACGATATAATCAACAATTTGACGATTACCATATTAATATTGATGGTAGCGGTAACATCTACATTGATGGCGAACTAACAGACCATAAAAGCCACACATGGATGCGTAATGGCAGGGCTGTAGGCATATCCTTAGATTGCGCCTATGGGGCTCAATGGGTAAATGACTTAGGTGATTATCCACCGACTGCTGCGCAAATTGAAACGCTAGCGCAAGTGGTGGCCGTATTATGCGTAGACCTAGGCCTACCTGCTAGCATTAGCAACGTGTTAACTCATGCTGAGGCAGCGGATAACATGGACGGGTTTTACGCACATGATCCATATGGGCCAACAACTACATGTGAGCGTTGGGACTTATGGGTAGTTACCCAAGGTGATGAACCTGGTAGTGGTGGCGATGTAATACGAATGAAAGCTAAATATTACGCTCAGCAATGGGGCAGTAATATATAGGGGGTATATATGTATGAAAAAATCAAGTCTACAGTTACTGGCTATCCTAAGCTTTATTATATTGTCGGTGCTATTGTGCTCCTCTCCATCTTTTGCCTCTGGTACATCTTCCACGAGCCAAGCGGAACCAACAATCACGATTCCCTTAACACAGTGGAACGAATTGAAAGTCAACAACGAGAAAGCCTTGAACTTAATCGAAGCATCCAACGTTCCATTGACAGAAGCACAGAATATAGTCATGAAGCAAAAGAACGAATTGACAGAAGCACACAATACAATCAACAAATTGGAGAACGAATTGACACAAGCAAAGCTTCAATCAATGAAGCAAGAGATTACCTTAAACGAAATGTCGAACTCTTTGACCGAATTGAAAGGGCAAATAGAGAACGACAAACGAACAATCAAACGACTACGGATGCAACGCAACTTATCTCAGATGGTGGGAGCGGGAGCAGTAATCGGAGTAGTGATTCATCGATAGAGAGGTGATCCAATTATCTCCTGAGCATGAGCAGGTGGACTCATGTGAACATGTTCCAAAATGGAACACGTTGCCATAAATTTTTATGTAAGATAGTAGGATGTTTGACCAAATTTATATAATAGTATATATTATATAAACCG